AACCAACTGCTCCCACTCTCAAAGATACAGATAGATTTATGCATACAAAGTTTATTAAAGAACTTCGTGAATTTTACAATGAGTTCTGGGTTGACACATCTAAAGAAGGAGACCTTGGATTAATTATCTGTGTCCGTGGACAAATCTATGAACACAGTTCTGGAGATATGTCTTTATCTAAGTACATGCTTCCATATCTGGCTATGGGATCTGGATCAGAGTATGCATATGGGGTTTTATATGCAACAGATAAGCAGAAAAATGCAAGGAATAGAGTGACGCAAGCAGTAAATGCTGCTATTAAATTTAACCCATCATGCATGGGTCCAGTTGACGTTGTCAGTCTTTAGGAGTATACTTTTAATATGAATCATTCACACGACGATCTGTCGCCTGAAGAGCAAGAGTTTGGTATCTGGCTTGAAAACGGTATAGAAAGAGGCTGGGTTACACCTCCTTATTGCAATACACATGATGGTGGATACGAATATATGGGTGAAGAAGAGTTAGAAGAGTGGGACGCAGGTGGCGACCCATGTCAGCATGTCATCAGATTGATGATATCGTAAAAATGAAAAGGAATAAAATGAAGAAAATCGTAGCACTAGTAGCAGTATTATTTTCAGTTGTAGTACCAGTTCAATCACAAGCAGCAGACGCAAAGTCTCTTGTTATTATTGATTCTTATTTTGATTCAAGAGTTACAACATCAGCAATTACTTCATTAGGAACTGTGTGTAATACAGTAAAGCCAGTTAAAAATGCTACACCTTCATCTCCATACAATCATGGAAATGCTATGTATGCTGTGGCAAAGTTGCAAAATCCATCACTTAACATTATTCCAATCTGTGCATCAAATGCCCAGTCTGATGTTTTCCCAAGCCAGTTGATCTCATCACTAACATGGGTAAAGAATAATAAGTCTAAGGTAAGCGCTGTCTCTATCTCTTTGACTTTTAATAAAACACAAACAGAGTGTCTACCATTTGGACCTTCTAAAAATGTAAGCATTATCAAAGCAGACGATAAGGCTATTCGTGACCTTGTAAATGAATTATCAACATCTGGAATTCCAGTATTTGCATCAGCAGGTAACGACACAAATAAATCTGTAAGTTACCCAGGATGTATTGCTAATACAATGGCAGTTGCTCACGCTGATGAAACAGGAAAGCCATTGGCTCGTGCAGATGTCAACACTGACTATTTTGTAAAGTTATCTGATGACGGGTCTAAGTGGTCTTATTCTACACCTCTGACTGGCCTTGTTTCACAGTCTTCTTCATCTGCAACAGCAGCACTTGCTGCTATGTGGGTTACCAATCCAATCGCACCAGGAATTGTTAAGCCAAAGATTTAAAAGGTTTTGGGCTGTAACTCAGTTGGTAGAGTGGCGAACTGTTAATTCGCAAGTCGTAGGATCGAGGCCTACCAGCCCAGCAAAGGTCACGTAGTTCAGTTGGTTAGAACGCCACCCTGTCACGGTGGAGGTCGACGGTTCGAGTCCGTTCGTGATCGCAAATAAAGTGATATGATTGATATGCTCTGCACGGGACCTTAGTGATGGATTAGTTACCCATTGGATAGAGACCGTGGCGCAAGTCAGGTGAATTGCCTGTGCAGAGCCTCAACATTTAGCGGTATAATAATATTAATGACTGACAAAGAGTTAGTATTATATAACAAACAACAGTTTAAAAAAAGACTGTTAGATATTAAAGAGGCGTCTGGGTGTGTTGATTGTGGTCTTAAAAATCACATTGTCTTAGACTTTGATCACCTTCATGATAAAAAATATAACATTTCAAGAATGATTCATGACGGATTTTCTTGGGCAGCAATTAAAAAAGAGATTGCAAAATGTGAAGTAGTTTGTGCTAACTGTCATAGGATTAGAACTCATGACAGATTGACAGGTCAGGCTTAGTTCTGATATAATAGAGTGTAGTCTGTTTACTAGATAAAGGAGTTTTACCATGGCAATTAAAGGATCAGTAGAAGCAATCATTGAGGTTGCAAAGAAGGAAGTGGGCACAATTGAAGGCCCTAAAGATAACGAAACAAAGTACGGTGCATGGATTAAGGTTAACTTCCAGCCATGGTGCCAATCATTTGTTTCTTGGGCAGCATTTACTGCGGGAGTAAAATCATTCCCTAAGTCTGCATCAACAGTCGCAGCAGCAGATTGGTTTAAGAAAGCAGAGCGTTGGTCAGATGCTCGTAATGATGATCCACAAGCAGGAGACTGGATCTATTTTGATTTCCCAGAAGATGGTGTAAATCGTATTTCACATGTGGGTATTTGCATTAAGAACAACGGTGATGGAACAATTCAAGTTATTGAAGGCAATACTTCAGGAACTGCAAAGGGAGACCAGCGTAACGGAGGAATGTGCGTTGAAAAGACTCGTGGTTATGTAAAGAACAACAAGAAGAAGTTGGTCAATGCTGTAGTTGGTTGGGGTCGTCCAGTTTATTCTGGAGAAGAAAATGCTCCACTACTAAACAAGTTATCAGAAACTCCTGTAGTAGCACCTAAAAAGGCTGCACCAAAAGAGATTAAGCCAGTAGCAAAGAAGTCATCTGGTGGCGGTAAGTCACAGGTAGCACTGTAATAATGTCTAAAGATATTTATTTTATTGCAAAAGATCAGTTTGGTTTTGACACACAGTTAAGGCCTTATCCTGCTTCTTCTGGTGTTCCTAAGTGGTTCAAAGATGAACTGCCTTATGAAGTCAGTGATGAAAATAAAAAAGGTGGAACATTAATTGTAAAAGATGGCGCTTCGAATGCCAGTTTTAAAAAGTGCACACCTATGTTAGATGCAATTACTTCTGGATATATTGTTCCATTATTTACAGATGTACAGGTAAGAATTGAGTCTGATGGATTTCAAAGGATAACTTGGAGAACTGTTCAAAATCCTTTTGAGGGGCATGGAGATGTCTTTCAAAAACATGGAGACAGTGCAGCAAGAGTGAAACCTCCAACTGGATATGGCAAGGTATTTAAGTATATGAACACTTGGATACCTAAGACTCCACCAGGATACTCTACAATGATAAGTCATCCTGCTGGGTATGAAGATGGTCCATTTAGAGCAATACCAGCAATAATTGATACTGATAGTTCTGTATTAGAGGTAGTTTTTCCTGTATGGCTTCAAGAAGGGTTTGAGGGCATTGTTCTAAAGGGAACTCCTATGATTCAGTTAACACCTTTTAAAAGAGATACATGGCAGTCTCACTTCCTTAGTTATGAGGGAGATGAACACAAAAAACTTCAAGAAAGAAATTTTAACTCAACAATTTTTAATAACTATATTAAGAATCACTGGACAAAGAAGGTATATAGATAATGTATGAATACTATGTAAGAAAAGTAGAGAATGTCGTAGATGGAGATACCATTGATGTTCTTATTGATTTAGGGTTTGATATCCTATTTGCATCTCGTGTTAGACTGGCTGGTATTGATACCCCTGAGTCCCGTACTAAGGACCTTGCTGAGAAGGCCCTAGGTCTAGAAGCCAAGGAGTATCTAAAGAAGGCTCTAAAGGACGCTAAGTCTGTTGTAATTAAGACTGAGAAGATGGATTCATCTGAAAAGTATGGTCGCATTTTAGGCTGGGTATATGTAGATGGAAACACCGTATCACTTAATGATATGATGATTAATGATGGATATGCTTGGGGTTATCTTGGAGATACCAAAGTAAAAGATTTTGGTGCACTTGCAAAGGCAAGGAAGAAAAGCGGTAAGTAATGCCAGCGTATGATTATGTTTGTTCAGACTGTAATTTAGAATATACAAAAGTTAGAGGAATGTCAGAAGATGATCCAGGTTATTCCTGTGAGAGTTGCAATGTTCCTCTAACTCGTGTATACTCATCTATAGGAGTTACTTTTAACGGTAGCGGATTCTATAAAACAGACAATCGAAAGGTATAATATGAGTGTGATAACAGATAAGATTTTTAACCGTGAAGTTGATGAGGTTAAGGAATGGACTCTCGGTCCTAAAGATAGATGTGACAGTTGTAATGCTGAAGCCCTTGTAAAAGTAACTGGAATCTCTGGGGACTTAATGTTCTGTGGACACCACTACAACAGGATTATGGCAATTCCTGATGGGTACAATAGTATGATGTCCTTTATGATAAGCATTGTAGATGAACGAGAAAAACTAATAGAGAATAGAGCAAAGGGAGAATCCTACTAATGAATAACAATAAATTTTATATTCTGGTTGCCGACTGGTGTCCATATTGCAGAGCAGCAAAGAGTGCTATCTTTGATCTGGTAGAAAAGTATTACTCAAATAATAACATTGTTTTAATTGAAGATAGTGCAAATGAGTATAGAGAGATTTCTTCACAACTAGAAGCAGATATGATTCCAGCATTTGTAATAGCAGATGAAAATGGGAAAAAGATTAAGGCTTATGACGGCTCAGATAGATCATTTGAGGCACTTCTTGGTTTCTATGCTGAGAATACAGGAACAAAGGTTCTTGAAGAAGACCAACCAATTTATAGCAACTAGGAGTAGTTATGTCAACAGTATTATATTTTACAGCCCAATGGTGCGGTCCTTGCAAGGCAATGAAGCCAATTGTTGAAGAGTTTGAAAAAGAATATTTAGAGCCATCAGTCATAAGGATTGATGCTGATGATGAATTCAAATTGGCTCAAGAGCATAAAATTCAGGCTGTTCCTACTTTTATTCTTTTGTCTGAAGAAGGCGAAGAGTTGAATCGTTGGAAGGGTCCAATGAATAAGGAAAAGTTTAAAAAATTTGCTTTAGGAGAATAACGTGAATCCAGACGATCAGATTGAAAATATGATCCTTGATGGATCGCTAGAGGTTTCTGGGATTGATGAGGAGACTGGAGAGTTTCTTTATACTTTTACAGAAAAACTAGCAAAAAACTATCCAGAACTATATAAAGATACACAAACATATTTCTCAAAAGAAATGATGTTCCTGTGGGAAAATAATTTTGTTGTTATGGATGTTACAGATTCAAACCCTTTGGTTTCATTAACAGAAAAAGCATTGGACAAAGAAGAGGTGGCAAAACTAAGTCCAGAGGTTCAAATAATGCTTAAAGAGGTTGTAAGAGTCCTGTATTTTGATGAATGATATAATTAAACTATGATAAGCCTAGAGTATTTTGTTGGTGCTTTTGTTGGCATATTTTTTATTATTTTTATTCAAAACAAAAACAAAATAAAGATTAATAAAAAAGACTTTGTTATTAAGTATAGCCAGTCTCACATGCTTGAAATAGTTAAACCCTTACTTCCACCTCAAGAAGGTAAAAAAATAAATAAAAATACACAGGCATACAAGCATGAAGAAAAAACCAATGTTCGTGTAATAGTTTTAGATGGTCAGGCTTTTTGGATCAGGGACAACCTGTTTTATTCTGCCGACTTTTTGGGGGATGTGATTGATAAAGACTCAACATCCGTAGTTGACACAATGGGTATGGACAAGGTACAATTAGACAAGATGCTTTTTATAATAGATCAACTAAGAGATGGGAAAGACAATGATAGTAGCAGTTCAGGGAACAAGTAGTTTTAGTGACTACAACGTGTTTCTTCGTGCTATGGGTGTTGCCATGTCAGCATTAAAAGATGAAGATCAGTATTTCTATGTTTACTCAGCAGGTCCAGGTGCTCTTAACTCCATGGTCTCTGAGTTTGTAAACTTATCTGAAAGAGGAATGAAATCTCGTGGAAAGAAGATAAAGTTTTATAAAGTAGCACCAAGTTGGATAGAGGATAATCTGGTAGATATAAACTACTTTGCATTCTTTTCATTGCCAAATGAGCAGCAATCTAAACTTGTAGAAAAGGCATTAAATCAAAATATTGAAACCGCAATATTTAGTTACTAAGGGAGAGAAATGAATATTACATCATTAGAAAAAATGGAAGAAGTCGTTGCAAAGAACAAGTCCTTGTTTTGGGATGGATGGACAGTGGTAAACTCATATGTTTCTGATAAGGCAAGAACTTCTAACCAAGGTGCTTTTAGGAATGGTCAATGGCATTTTCAAAAGCGCTTTGAACCAACAACACTTGGCTGGGATATACCTGATAAGTTTGTAGGATAGTATGCCTAAGCATGAGTGGAAAGACGATGGACTTTGTTTAGACTATGATACAAACTTATTCTTTGATAAGTATGAAGAGGATGCATTTCTTAGACCAGCAGTAGATAAACTTTGTTCCACGTGTCCAGTTTCAAATACTTGCTTTGCAGTGGGCATATCTCAAAAAGAATGGGGAGTGTGGGGAGGAGTATTCCTTGAAAGTGGTATAATATCTAAGGAGTTTAATAATCATAAGACTAAAGAGGCCTGGGCAAATACTTGGGAAGCACTAACAATAGAAAAAGGATAAAATGACAGCCACAACAATACTTCATAACACTACTGAACGCAATCCTGTTTTCAAATATTCTTGGCACCCTCAAATTTTGGGGGGACAAGGGCAATCACATAGGTTTCTAAATACTCCAGTAGTACCAGGAGAGGTAAATCTTAAGTTAGTAGAGCGTGATCCGAATACGATGGTTTTTGTATCAGATCAGCCAAAGGTTTTTATGACTATGTTTAACGGACCATATCACTTTTTTCATGAGACGGTTGCTCCTTTTTTATATCAATTTGAAAAGACTCCAGAAGCATTATTCATATTTGATATTAGAAACATGTATGAAATGGACGAAAAATATCTAAAAATGTTTTCAAGACTACTATCAAAACTTAAAGCAAACTTTAGATTTATTAAAACAGATGAGTCAACAAATATAGTTGCTGATAACTTTTATACTCAGACCACACTAAATGATGATGTCAATCCAGGAAATGCTGTTTATGATCTTTGCAGAAAGTTTATTATTACAGAAGATGTAAAGCCTTTTAGAAAGGTTTATCTAAGCAGAAAGTCTATGGGCAATAGGGACTATGAAGACACATTTGTTGATGGCCCATCATTTAAAAATGATAACAGGATAGATAATGAAGAAATTTTAGAAAACTTTTTTACTTCTATTGGGTTTGAAGTTGTAAGTCCAGATATAAAATTTGAAACATTTGAGGATCAAGTAAAGTTCTTTTATGAAACTGAAACCCTTGTTCATTTAACTGGTGGAGGTGGCACAAACGCTATTTTTATGCAACCAAGATCAAACATAGTTGAGTTAGTAACTACAATGGTTGTAAATAATAATACAAGAGAGGATGGAATGAAGGACTCAGAAGAAGCCCTACATCATTTCTATTCAGCATATGCATTCAATAAAGATCACAACTACATAAGCATACAAAATAAAAGCAGAAAAGCAACAGACATTGTAAACAAAATAAACAATGACAAACTTCTTTCTGCAATATTTGAAAGGATTACCACGTGAGCATATCAACAATAAAACAGACAAACAAAGACCATCTAACACACTATGAAGGTTACTACACTATAGAGTTTGATCGGCCTAGTTTAAGGTTTGACATAGTACACCCAAAAGAAGGTCATGTTGAAGAATTCACTGATACTTTTCCTTCTTTTTGTTCTCCTGATAAAAAGATTTTGTTGTCATTAAATATTGGAATGTATAATTTTTACTATACCTGCGTTCCTGCAATATTGTTATCGCACAGAGAACAACCAGATGCAACATTGCTATTAGACTCTTCTGGAGTTACTTGGGAAGATGAAAAAAGTTACTATAAGTTTCTTAAAAGATTCCTAGATGATCTTGGAATAAAGTACATCATTGAAGACATGTCTAAGTTTAGTAAAATTTATATTAATAACTTTTATTCAGCAGATTGGTTTACAAGATCAGAAGATGAACTTGAACTGCTTTATAAGGCTGTAATGCCGTATGTAAAAAATCCATCAGTGAGACCATTTAGAACTGTCTATATAAGTAGAGGCAAAGTAGAGGACAGAACTTTTAAATATACTAAGCCAGGAGCCAGTTTTGCTGGAGACAATAGAATTTTAGATGAAGAAGTTCTTGAGAAATTCTTTATTGATAATGGGGTTGAAGTTATCTATCCAGAAGACATTCCAGATTTTGCAGATCAGATAAATTACTTTTACGAAACAAAGACATTGATTTCTTTAACAAGTTCTGGAATAGCAAACTCTTTATTCATGAAACCAGGTGGAACAATTCTTGAGATAGTGACACCTCTTCTTCAAGCAATGGGAAATCCTTTCGATCCAAATAATCCAGTAGATGTCAGAGAAGACATTCATCACATATACAATGCGATGGCTTACAACAAAAATCACTATTACTTATCAATACAAAATCATGATAGACAATCACAAACTATTATTAATAAGATGCTAAATCATGACTCTTTCTCCTCTCTTGTTAGAAACAATAAATGAAAAAATTAATAATATTTGATCTTGATGGTGTCCTTATTGATAGCAAGGGGATGCACTTTGATGCTTTAAATAAGGCTCTTGCTGGTGTAGATGAAAAGTATGTTATATCTAAAGAAGAGCAGGCAACAATATATGAAGGTCTTCCTACTCACTCCAAGTTAAACCTTTTGTCAGATCGCAAGGGACTTAGCAAGGAGAGCCATAGAGATATCTGGATGGACAAACAAAGAATAACTGTAGATATGTTTAGCAACATACCCGAAGACACTGAGTTAATTTCTTTCATGGAATTAATAAAGAAAAATAATATTAATATTGCTGTTGCCAGCAATAGTATTTTAGAAACAATTGAGATATGTTTAACAAGACTAGGAATCAAAGATTTTGTAGAGCATATAGTTAGTAACGAAGATGTTAAACATCCTAAGCCTCACCCAGAAATGTATTGGAAGGCAATGTCATATTTCGGCTGCATCACTGATGATACTATTATATTTGAAGATAGCATTGTTGGAAGGATTGCTGCTATTGATAGCAAGGCTACCTTAATAAAAGTAAAAAATAGAAGAGATCTAGACTTAGATAAAATTGAAAAGGCTGTTACTATATTACTATCAAATAAAGGTTCTTGGAAGGAGTCTAACCTGAACGTTCTAATACCCATGGCAGGGGCTGGAAGCCGTTTTGCGGAGGCTGGATACGCTTTCCCTAAGCCACTTATAGATGTACACGATAAACCCATGATTCAGGCTGTGGTGGACAATCTGGCTATTGAGGCTACCTACACATACATTGTACAAAAATCTCACTTTGAGAAATATAATCTTAGTTATCTTCTTAATGCTATAACCCCTAACTGCAATATTGTGCAGGTAGATGGAGTAACAGAAGGAGCAGCAGTAACATGCCTATTGGCTAAAGAGTTTATCAACAATGACGAGCCTCTAGTAATGGCTAACTCTGATCAAATAGTTGATTGGAATAGTAGAGAGTTCTTGTATGAAATGCATAGCAAGAATGCTGATGGTGGCATTGCTACCTTCAAGTCTACCCATCCAAAATGGTCATATGCGAAAGTAAATGAATTGGGACTGGTAACTGAGGTTGCTGAAAAGAAACCTATTAGTGATGATGCTACTGTTGGTATTTATTATTGGAAGCACGGATCTGATTTCGTAAAGTATGCAGAGCAGATGATTGAAAAAGATATCAGAGTAAATGGTGAGTTCTATACTTGCCCTGTTTTTAATGAGGCTATTGGAGATGGAAAGCAAGTTTATACAACCACAGTTAATAAGATGTGGGGCATTGGAACTCCAGAAGACCTTAATTACTATCTATCAAATAAATAACAATGAAGATATTTTTTAATTGTTTGGTCTATAAAGATCCAGATGTTGTAGGCGATTTAATTCTTAATATTAAAAAGTTTGTAAAAGATCCTGTGATTGTTTTGCATGTGTCACCTGATTTTAATGATTTTGATTTCAATAGATTTTCTTCTATAAATAATGTTTATATTAATCCTAACAGATATGCTCATGGTCAATGGGGTACAAAAATAAAAGCATTGGTTTCAAACCATGACCTGCTAATAAGCAAGAGCATAGGCTTTGATTATGAGATTATATTTTATCCTAAGATGTTGTTTATTAGACATGGGATAGAAGAATATTTAGATGGAGTTGATGCTTGTATGCCAACGCCAACAAAAGAAAAAAGAGATGCAATGGAGTACGCATTAAATACAAAAATGGATGTCTTTACTGAAGAAGAAAAAACCTTTTTTAATAATGACATTGAAAAGTTTTTGGTAGAGGGTATTTCTTTTAGTAAAACAATTTCAAACAGAATGTATGAAATGATAAAGTGCACACCTCTGTATAATAGAGAGGGTCATTGCTATGAAGAGTTTATAGTCCCCACTGTAGCCAAGTATTTTTCAGAAAAAGTAAAGGACTATCCTGGTATAATTAGTTATTGGGACCTATCTATAGAAGACCTAAAGTTGATTTTAAGCGGGGAAATAAATAAATTTTCTTCGTTTTTCACAGATAGTCAGAATATAGATCAGGTATACTTAGTTCATAAGGTAGACTATGGGTATAACAATCCCGTACGAAAGTTAATAAGGGAGATAACATGATTAAAATAGCACACCGTGGTAATGTGATGGGGCCAGTTCCAGTATTGGAAAATCGCCCAGACTACTTACTTGATGCAATCGCACAGGGTTATGATGTAGAGGTAGATGTTTGGTGGCATCAAAATGCAATATGGTTTGGTCATGATGAGCCACAATACATTGTTTCACCAGAAGAGTTTTACAAGATCAGAGATAAGGCTTGGTTTCATTGCAAGGACTTCAATGCTTTAGATCATTTTATTAATAAGCAGCCAACAGCAAGATTCTTTTGGCACCAACAAGATGACTTCACACTAACAAGTAACGGATACATCTGGACCTATCCAGGTAAGGCAACTGGAAGTAATTCTATTAAGGTTGATCTTAGATTAGATAGTAATGAATTAATGTACACTCCTGCGGGGATTTGCACAGACTACCCGTATCTGATACAATAGATATCTAATAGATAGGCTTCATAATGTTTTCATGGGTATTAGCCGTAATTGGCGTTACAGGCATCTTCTTTGTTGGTCGTAAGACCATTTGGGGATGGTATGTGTTATTGTTTAATGAAGTACTTTGGATTGCTTATGCTATCAATACAGATCAGTATGGTTTTATATTTAGTGCATTAGCCTATGCTGCTGTTTATATTAAGTCCTACCTACATTGGAAGAGAGAATAGTAATGTATACAGATTCAATGAGAAGAGCCTTTAGATCACTTAGAGGACCAAAGAATTTTGAACTTCAAATAGTAGATCATGACAACTTTTTAACAGTAAAGGCAAGTGAAAAACAATTTATGAGCCTTTCTGGTGAAGAAAGAAAAGAAGCAGTAGAATATATGGTTCGTGCAAAAAAAGCCCTAGAAGACAACGGAGCAATTGTACTCTTAGTTCGTGAAGGAGGCAAAGAAGATTAAGAATATAATTATTTGTAAAATAATTGGACACAAAAGCAGAATATCTAAATGTCCATTTACTTTAAACGTTTACGATGTATGTGATAGATGCCAAGGCACAGTGATCATTGGAAGTTGGAATCCAAATGAACAGTAACTCAGAGATATGGTTTGATGATGAGTTTCCTAGAGATGGAAGTTTAGACTATTATGTATGGAGGGATTTAAATGATTAACACTATTGTTTCTTTAATATTTCTTATTTTGTTTCTTTTTTCTTTTTTTTCATCTTCACACTTCTGGCTTGAAAATAAAAAACTCAAGGTTCTTGTTGCTCAAACAAAAATAGATCTTGAAATTGCTTCAAAGTTTTTTGTAGAAGAGTTTAATGAAAAACAAGATAATGAACAACAGGCAAAAGATGATTTTATAAAATTTTTGTCAGAATCTCGTGACTGGTCATATACCTACATAGAGGATGTTCAGAGTACGATTGGTAAGTTTATTAAAGATATTGAGCCAGAAATAAAATATTTTGACGAGTATGGGGTTGTTGGCTCAGCGTATCCTCACTACTATTCAATGAAGAAGATCTCTTCTGCCTATAAAGAACTAAAGGGGCTTCTTCCTGAAGACTATGGTAAACTAGAGTAGTGATAGAATTAAAAAATCCTAAAGATTTGCCTTACGCTGGCTATCAAGTCTGCGAAGTAAAAGACTGCAAAGAACAGTCTGAAAAAATTTGGGCATCTTCAGAAATAAGAATAATAGATTTATGCTTAAAGCATTACGATCAATTGAGAAATGAAAGGTATACACCATGAAAGATATTATATTATCAATACTAACAGGTTTTGGGTGTGGCGTAGTATTTGCTGCATTCAAATTGCCAGTACCAGCACCACCAGTTTTTGCGGGAGTCGCAGGAATTATTGGTCTATGGATTGGTTTTACAGTACTAACAAAATTCATATCCTAGGAGGAATAAAATGAATACAGAACAACTAAAGGCAATGCTAGCATCATACGGAAGATCCGTTCTTGGTGCAGCCATCGCTCTATATATGTCTGGGGTTACAGATCCTAAGACACTTGCATACGCACTAATTGCTGCAATCGCACCTGTTGCATTGAGAGCAATCAACCCTAACGATTCTGCTTTTGGAAGACTACCAGAAGTACCAGAAGTCGAAAAGGCATTGAAGGCAGCGGGACTTAGGGTAACACCTAAGAAGTCTCCAGCAAAGAAAGCAGCAGCAAAGAAGTAACTAATTAGATTAGCAGGCTAGGGTAGTTGACTAGCCTGTTTTTCTATGCTATAATTAAGGTACCTGCCCGATAGGGGGGTAAATTAACTTATTCGCTTGAAAGGGGAATAACATGGTAACAACAACCTTGGATCTATTTAATGATCCTTTTTTTATTGGCTTCAACAGAGAGTTGAGTCGCCTAAATACAGCACATAAAACAAATTCACAATCATATCCACCCTACGATCTTCTAAAACTAGATGAAGATACATATCAGATCTCATTGGCTATTGCTGGATTTTCCAGGGAAGACATTGATGTCTCAGTAGACAATGGAACTCTTATTATTAAGGGTGAGATTGTAGAAGTAACAGACGCTGAAGTAGTTCACAAGGGTATCGCTGGTCGTAAATTTGTACGATCATTTGCTCTTGGAGAATATATGGAAGTTACTTCTGCAGAACTAAAGGACGGCATGCTACATGTTCATGTAGTTCGCATTGTTCCTGAAGATAAAAAGCCTAAGACAATCAAAATCAAGTAGTCACTAGTCCTGAGTATGACTAAAACTGCTCACTATTCATCTAAAGTTAACTTTTAGTTTACCAATTATAACAAAAATTTACATTCAGATCAGATATACTATAAGTATGAAATTTAAATTCATTGCTTTACCAATAGCATTAGCCATATTTGCTAATGCTTTTTTTATTACTCCTTCACATGCTGATAACCTTCAAGGTGCTGGATCCACATTTGCTGCTAACTTTATAGACAGATGCAGGGTCGAATTTATGAAATCAACAGGAGATTCTGTTGTATATGGAGCATCTGGCTCAGGTGCTGGAAAGAATATGTTTACAAATGGAATAACAGACTTTGCTATGTCAGATGTTCCTTATTCAGGATCAGAACAAAAACCATCAAAAGAGTTCACCTATGTACCATTAGTTGCAGGGCCAATTGGAATTATATACAAACTTGATGAATATAAGATTACTATTAAGATGAGCAGAGATACACTTGCTAAAGTTTTTGCGGGACAAATAACAATGTGGAACGATCCACAAATACTAAAAGAAAACATGATAGGAGCAAGACTACCTAAGATACCAGCAACAAAGATTAGAGTTGTATACCGTGTTGATGGTTCTGGAACTTCAGAAGTTTTTACTTCATATTTAAATGCAGTTGCTCCAGCAATCTGGACAAAGCCAGGCAACAAAAACTTTGGTACTGCATTCCCTGGAGACATATCTAGGCAGTATATGAACAGTGCTTCTGGATCACATGGAATTGCAATGGTACAAGGAACAACAAATGGATCTATTGGATATAACGAGATATCATATGCAAGAGGATTAAAAACAGTCTCTGTTGAGAATGAGGCTGGAAGGTTTATGCAGCCAACAGTAGGCGCAGCCTCAGTATTCCTTGGAGACTTTGTTCCAGATAAAAGCGGGGTAGTTAAGATTAACTATAAGAACCCTAATAAACTATCTTATAACATATCTACTTTTACATATGGAATAGCATATAAAGAGAAAAACTCAAAGAATGATTCAGTTAAAAAGTTCTTTAACTTCATGCTTGATACCTGTGGCAAGAAGGCTGAGGACTTGGGATACTCCCCAATCAGGAGCGCTATGCTTAAGTTCTCAAAGGCAAGAGTAGCAGAAATAAGTTCAAAACCGTAGTATAATAGACACTATTCCGCTTAAGACTTTAAAAGGTTTTGCAACGGATGCTTCCTTGATGGAAGAGTTGGCAGGAGTTGAACCTTCGTGGCTAATAGACCTGAGCAGTCGTCTCTAAACTGCTCTTTTCTTATGCTATAATTATTAGATGATAAAAGAGGGCGACTTTGTTATGGGCATGACATCAGAAGGCATGATTCATGGCATGGTAGAGCATATTATGAGTGAAGGTGGCACCTATGGTGTTCCTGGAACAGAGTATGCAATTGAGTCAATGCCACCAGAAAACCCAGCAATGGCTGTTAGAATTTATGAAGAAGAAGACGGTACATGGGAACCAACAGCATACAGTATTGGAATGATGTACAAGGATGCTGAAGTTATTGATATAAACAATCACAGCATGAAAGAAGAAGGTATGGATTCAGAAGTCGCAATGGCAATGTTTGATTCTCAATTGGGCAAAGCAGAAAATCCAATTATGCCAACAGAGACCTACCAAGGTAAAGAGTATGATGGTTGCGGATGCCCAACATGTAAAGAGTTAAATGTAAACTGTGAGAACTGTCCTGTTTGTCAGGCAGAAGAAATGAAGAGCGATTGCTGTTCAGATCTAAACAAGCAAGCACCTTGTTGGGATGGTTATGTACAGCGTGGAATGAAGCCAGGAGCAGACGGTAAGCCAGTTCCTAACTGTGTTCCTGCTGCAAAGGCTTTGTTTGCTGATTTTGGCAAGGACTACACAAAGGTACAAACAGAGAGACACTCACTATAATGCCAAAGAAAAAAGCAGCAGCGTTTAATCCAGTACAGATAAAAGATGGATGGATTGTTAGACTATATAAAGATGGTCGAATTAAGTCTAAGATCGCTCCATACGAACCAAAACATCCTAAAAAGTAGAGTACCCCTGGCAGGAATCGAACCTGCGACGCTTGGCTTAGAAGTCCAACGTTCTGTCCACTGAACTACAGAGGTGTGGTACACCAGGTAGGACTTGAACCTACGATAGCCGAATTATGAGTTCGGTGCCTTAACCAACTTGGCTACTGGTGCTAGACCTTATCTTGCTAATAGACCAACCAAGAACCCAACCATAAACATTGACATACCAATTACCCAGTGATAAGATTTAATTAACTGATCTTGAATAATTTGATACTTAATATTATCTGGAACAAAAACAAATTCATCATCGCCCATGTCAATCTTATATTTACTATTCACCTTGGTTAACTCCTTTTGTCATAACTAAATAACATACTACATACCCTGCAATAAAAGCAGGAATTATAAATAAATAACTTATCATTGATATACTCCGTTCTCATTAATCACGATTGCCATCCCAGTCACCAATCTTAGTAGTAGGAATTCCATAGTTTTCCCATAACTTAATAACACTAGGGTTATCATCTACTGCATGAAAAACATTCCAATGCTTCTTAATCTTAAGTAGAATATCTTTTTTAACTTCATAGTCTGGTCTGTTGTCATCATCACTACGCATATATAATGCGTGATGTCCAATATCGTTCTTGGCAAGCCAATAAGATGTTAGTCCACGCCAAACTTCTTTTCGTGAGGTAACAATAATAATATGCATCTGATCAAAGAATGCCTCATTAAGCATTTGGACTACTTCAAAATTTGGCAGGGCATCTATAGAAGCCTCATGAAAAGCCTCATAGTCCCTATTAGAGCCACGAACATGGTGGATGTATGGATCTACATTGGCTAGCGTTCCATCTACATCGAATATTACTGCTAAGGGTTTCACTCGTGCTCCTTCATATGTTTAGATAAACTTTCATTAGCCATGATTCCCCATCTTAGTATCCATTCTTTTTTGCATACTGGACAAGTTAAAGACCTGTTGTGTTTTGTTTGATCCATAGTTCTATTCTACTCCTAAGAAGTTTGAAAGTCAAACGCTTCCAGACATAGACTCGAACTATGATTCACGGCTTCAAAGGCCGTTGTCCTGCCATTGGACGATCTGGAATTAGTAGCCCTACAGAGAATTGAACTCTGCCCACCAAGATGAAAGCCTGGTATCCTAACCACTAGACGATAGGGCCGTGGAGCGAGTGACCAGAATCGAACTGGCACAATCAACTTGGAAGGATGATGCACTACCATTATGCAACACTCGCTTGTTTATTCAGTATAACAGATTACTTGTTCTTATGTCTTTTACAAACAGGATATCTAGAAGCATCTGCACCTCTAAGAATAGGTCCACATATTTCACATTTAAGTTTAAGTTTAAATTCATAGTTATCTATCTTATTAGACAACTCAAACATTGCTCGTACTTGTTCTTCTTTCATTCTTTATCCCAGTAGGCTTTCCCAAACTCATCATAGTCATCCCAACCAGCACCGTTTAAGTCTTTGCTTAATCCTTCTATGTCAAGTAAATAATATGTTCCCCAACGCTCATAAGGCTTATTAAGGATCTTCCACATTTTTGCGTGGTACTTAAATCTAAAGCCAAGGTTATCATCTTCATCATAATTAAATGCTTTAACTAAATGATTACCAGCGTATTCACCAAGAAAATTTCCAATCCATCGTAATGGAAGTACTTTAGTCTTTTCAATCTTTGTTGTGTGTTTCATCTTTAGGCACCCACACTTTCTTTCCATCTTTCCATACAGGCCAATAGCCAAGGCTACGCCAGTCCATTTGAGTTATCTTAGGTTCTTTTGGCATAAGCACACCAAATTCTACCATCAGTCATTGTTTGATGCGTCTCCCAAAACAAAGGATCTTTTTGATGCATCTCACACTTGACGCATTCATTTTTATTCAAAGTCTACCTGAGTTTCAAAATGTCTAGTCATATAGTTATCTTTACCTCTTGCTATATGTGCAGCAGCAAGACGCATACCTAATGCATTAGTTACACCAGACTCAATTGGCAAGGCTTCAATTTCCCTTGCTATTTCTTCTCTTAATGACATTTCATCTATGCTCATGTTAGGCAATCAATACTTGTAATGGTCATGTATGGTTCTTCTCGCATGGCAATTGCTCTAGCCTCTTCTTCCGTGGCAGCCATAATGTCCAAATGAAAGGATCTATCGTAGTCTAATAGTGATACTGTGTATACGTTCATATATCAATTATACACCCACCACCCCTTGAATGTCAAATATGATGATATAATAATCTTATGCCAACACCACCAAATTATCAAGGCGCATACAACAACGGCGCAGATTACGCTATAGGAGATATTATTCTTGCTGATGGTAACCCATACGGTATAGCAGGAGCATATTATATTAGAAGCGGTAATCCAAACAACCCAGGGTATCCACCAGGAGACACAGGATCATGGAGCATATACAGCATGCCTAAAGGTATAGACGGCGCAGGATCAATTACTGGTTCGGGCGAAATCGCTTAATACGCTTTTAAAGTTCGGCGCAAAATAGAGGTTCTATAAACCTTCCCATGCCCTACACGGGCACTATTGGTTAGTATCCATACTCTTATCCCATAGGACAAAACACTTAGTACATTGAATACCTTCTTCACGCATGTACCAAGTATGCTGACATTCTTTTTTGTTAACTGTTTTAACTTTTTTCTTCTTGGTCTTTGGGCTGCCTAATCCTTTAGCCTTCAACTGTTGCCTAAATGTACCATCTGGATCATGAACATGACATAGGCTGGCAGTTCTAAAGTTTTCTACTTTGTTCCAACACCTTGTTCCTCTGTTGGTAGTAGCAGTGCAGTTTCTTGTTTTAATATCCACCAAGGCACTCATTTCTTGTATGATAAAGACGGATCTTAGTTAAAAGTTTGCGGGTATTGGCATTAATAAGTTCTCCACAAGCACCACAGTTCATATCCCATTCACCAGAGAAGAAGTCATATCTGGCACCATACTTTTGTTTAGCATATTTGGCTATGCGAAAGGCAGTAAATGGGTCTGGGATTTCCATGTTCGTAATCATAGTTTGGCTACAAGGTCAGCAGCCATCTTAAGACCTTTTACAACTCCATCATGATAGTCTTGGTTCTTAATGACTTTAACCCTATCCCAAACATCATAAGACTCTTGCTTTAATCTATCTGATATTTGCATTTTTAATACCATCTCGTCTATGTCCATAGATCAAGTATATCCAATTTTGGCGGGGAAGTCAAGTATAATAGACCTATGAACGAAGCCATCCTATATATACTATACAGCCCCATACATAAGGCTGTCAAGATAGGGATATCAGATATATCAGGTAAGAGGTTTGCTAGTCATAGGACCAAGGGTTGGATATTAGTCTCATATTGGCATTTTTTCGAACGGGATAAGGCAAGAGCCATAGAATCCCTAGTAATACAAACACTAAAGAAGAAACATGGGTCATACCTACATAAGGATGATATGCCACAAGGGGGTTATACGGAGACATTTGATGCTAGTAAGGTTACTAAGAGAGGTTTGATCCGTATGGTCAATAAGGCTATCAGGGAGTCTTGATACCCTGGCATTTTGGACATTGCTTCGTAATCTCTTTTGTACCATAGGCTACTTGATACATACCACCACAGTCAAAGCATAGGACATCTACAGCATCTAAGTTATCTAAAATTCCCATTTGACTATCATATCATATCATCATCCATAGCACCACATACAGTACAGGTTACTTGACCATCAAGGTCTAGTTCATAGTTACAATCATGTGTCATTTAAAGAAGTCTATTCCTATGTACCACCTAAAGAGATATAAACCAATCTCCCATTCGTGTTTAATGGGATAGCCCCAGTTATGCAGATATACCCCAATAGAGTAGTTGGCGGTCATCTTGCCATAGTGGAGTTTCATATAGCCTCATAGTCAGGATGGTCTAATGGAGTAGGAGCAGTGATAAGGCACTTACACTCCATGCATTGGGCATCATCCAATAAATACCCTGCGATCTCAT